TGACGAAGCCGGTCAGGCCCGTGTTGCGCGCGGCCTGGATCCATAGCGGCACGCTGATGAAGGGCGCCATGATGAAGGTCGTGCCGGATTTCTTGCTGATCTGGTTGATGGTCTGATCCAGATTGATCAGCGACAGCGCGGCGCCGCCGGCGGCGGCCGAGTTGTGGTAGAGCCGGCCGTATTTCCTGGCCCTGACGTTGAGGCCGTTGAACACCCGCGGATTGGTGGACTGGTCCCCCTTCACGAAGGTGTCGACCCAGAGGCGCGCAAAGGCCGTGATGCCCATGCGCTCCTCGTAATTGCGCCGCTCCGGACCGTGCCGGTCCTGGATGGCGCGGTCGACGTCGATGTCGTGATCGATGATATAGGTCGCCTCGTCGAACGGCGAGATCGTGCCGTGCCCGGTGCTGCTGCCCTCGTTGATCGCGCGGAACACCGGCTGCGGCAGCGCCGCCTCGCGGTAGCCGGTGTATTTCGAGCCCTTCAGGCCCTCGAACGGCATCACCTCGAATACGTCCGAGTATTGCGTGAACATCTCGATGACGGCCCGGCGGACGTCCTCGCGCGCGAAGCCCTTGGCGTACTCGGGCAGCGTGATCAGGTTCGAGACAGCCATTGGTCAATCCTCTCAGGCTGCGCGCGGGTCGCGCCATTCCATCTTCGATTGGTCGTGCTGGCGGGCGTAGTCGAGCCGTTCGGCCGGACCCATCTTCTCCCACTGCTCGGCCGTCACAGCGCCGTGGCCGCCCGGCTCGCGCCCGTCGCCGCGGAAGCTCCCCGAGCCCTGCGACGAGAAGCGCTGCATCAGCTTCTCCATCCCCTGGACCTGCTGGGCAGTGAAGGTGAATTTGGACATATGGGCGCCGAGCTCGGGGCCGAGCATCGCATTCAGCCAGGTGTCGACCGCGGTCTTGCGCTGGGCGCCGGTGGCGCCGAGCTTCTGCACCTCGGCCGCCTTGGCCTGCTCGGTTCGCTGCTCCTGCGCGATCTGCAGGCCGGCGTAGACCTCGAGCGCGCTTGAATACTGCTCCTGCGACAGCCCGGCCTTGTGCGCCCATGCGGCGAAGGCCTTGGCCGACGGATCGTCCGCCTTCAACTGGAAGGTCATGCCTTCCGGCGGCTTGAAGCCGGCCGGGAGCTCGAATTTATAGGCGTCGGGGTTGGCCGGCAGCGTCAGCCGGCGCGACTCGTCCGCGGCGCGGAAGGCGACCAGCTCGTTGTAGTGGGTGCCGAAGGTGTCCTTGACCTTGCCTCCGGTCGCATCCCAGTGCGCCTCGGGCAGCCAGTCAGGCCGGGCCGCCGTCGTCTGCTGGGTCGATTGGCTGGTCGATTGGCTGGACCCGCCGCCTTGCGCCCCGGAATTGCCGGACGACGTCTGCTGACTGCCGCCGCCCGAAGACGACTGGGTCGTCTGCTGGGTTCCGCTCGCCTGCGTCGTGCTCGTCTCGCCCGCCACTGTTCGCCTCGATCCCTGCCGCCATGATGGCCATCAAATCGTGCGCGAACGTGCGGCGCCCCTCGAGCATCTGCAACGTACCGAGGTCGGCCGTGACCGTGATCCGCTGCAGCTCCCGCTGGAGCATGCGGTATAGGAGGACTCCATCGGAAGTGAGCGCAATCCGGGCGAGGGCATCACGCATGTCGCGGTCGCCGACGATCTCGACTCGGATGACGCCGGGCTGTTTCTTCATTGCATTGCCCCCGGCGCCGGCGCGGCCGGCTTGCCGCCGGGCGCGGCGCCGCCGAGCAGCTGATGGATGTGCGAAATGGCGGCTTCGACCGTGCCCTTGTCGCGGAATTTCACGAGGTTCACGCGCAGCTTGTCCAGCAGGTTTTTCATTGTGGCCTGGCCATCGATCCAAACCTTGAATTCCTCCGGCCAGAACTGGGCACACAGCTGCAGCCCGTGCACCGCCATGGCGATTTCCTGCTGCTCGGCGGCCCGCTGCGCCGGATTGTAGGGCATCAGCGACACGGTCTTGCCGTCGACCTTCACCGGCTGGATGACGCCAGCGCGCTGCAGCAGGTACTGGAACCGCAGAAATATTTTCGCCGGCCCCTCGCGCCAGAAGGTCAGGCCGGGCCGGCCGATGCGGCGCTGCGCGCGCGCCATCTCGTCGAGCCACTGGCCGAGCGTCGGCGGCGTGTCTCCGCTTTGCTGCGGGAAATCGATGAAGAACATCCGGCGCAGCCGGTGCTCTTTTTCCTCATATGCGTAGTTTGCCGCATTTGGCGGCGGCGGAGCATAGATCGCCTTGACCGCGCTCTCGTGCCCCGGCCGGATCGGATAGGCCATGCCGGGCTCGAGGCCCTGCTCGATCTCGGTGAAGCTATCATCGGGATAGGTGATCGGCGGGCGCAACGCGAGGTCCGCATTGTCGATGCGGGCGGCCTCGAGCTCGTCGACTTGGCGCAGCGATGGCAGCCCCTTCATCAGCGGCCCGTGGCCCCAAGGCCAATCCGGGTTCGGGTTCCAACGGAAGATCAGCAGCGGACAGGACCCCTCCCCCACCAGATCGGCGTCGTGGACCAGCTTCTTGCCGACCATGACGACATGCTTCCAGGTTTCCTCGGCGCGTTGCCAGTCGCGCCAGAAGCCCCAGCGCACCTCGGTGCGGGTCGATGGCTTATCCTCGATTAGCTTCTTGGTCTCGGCGTCGATCTTTCCCCAGATCTCCTCGCCCACCAGCGTCCGCACATAACTGTTGCGGGTGTAGCGGATGGCGAAACGGTCATCGATCTCGCCATACGGGCCGAGATTGACCTCGAATTCCCTGATCGGGATGGCCGAGCAGACGATGGCCTCGCCGGGCCGCGGCGGCTCGATCCACATCCCCACGGTGCCGACCGCCAGGTCCGGATCGAAGGCCTTGGACAGCTCGGGATACAAATTGCTCGCCTTCATCCCCTTGAAAATCACCGCGTCCTGTTTGCGGACCTCGTCGGAGATGTCGGCAAACTGCTCGTCGGTCACATACATGCCGGCGCCGCGCTCACACCACGGCTGCGCCTCGGGCATGTACGTGTTGATCACCTCGGTGGCGAAATCCTCGCAGAGCTCAAAGGCGAGATCAGTGTTGAGCTCGGCGGCGTCGAGCAGGCGCTGCAGGGACGGCGCGGACGTCGATTGGATCTGCCGCTGGCGCTGGGGCGAGGCGAAGAAATAGCACTCGCGCAAGTCGAGGTCCCAGAGCGATTTCCAGACGCGGCAGGCCGCCAGGCGGTCATTCGCCTCGCGCTCGAGCTTCTCTTCGGGCGTGCGGGGTTCCTCGGCCATTACCGGTTGATCCCCGAGAGCAGCGCGGCCGCAACCAGGTCTGCGGCACCGCCGCGCAGGGTGTCGGGATTGACCATGGTGGGCGCGGGCGTCGGGGTCACCGCCCCGGGCGTGGCAGCCATCCGGGCGCCGTAGGTCTGCAGCGCGCGCATGTTGATCTGCTGGACGTCGACCTGGGCGGCCGCGTCACGCGCCTCAGCTGCCTGCCGCTGCAGCAGCTTCAGGCTCGGATCGATCGGCGGCTGGTCGTAGTGCGGCGTATCCATACGGGTTCTCGATCGGCGTTGCACCGGCGCGGACGAGATCACGCCACAGGGCCGTCGGCCGCAACGCACTGCCAGGGGCGCCGATCAGGTGGGCCACGGCCGTAGTGCAGACCTGCGGCCAGCCGAAGAACCGGCGGGCCCGTGGCCGTCGGGCCGGCACCCGCAGCAGCACCGCCCGCACGGCCCACCGCGCCAGCAGCTCGGCCGCGGCCGCGCCGCGCAGCACGAGGATGTCGGTGCCGCCGATATGCAGGTCGTAGAACAGCCATGCGTCGAGATCGACGAGGCAGCCGACCGCCCGGACATGTTTGAAGCGGCCGGGCACCCAACGGCCGAGCGGATGGTCGCATTCCTCGGAGAACACCACGATCCAGGATGTCGGCGCCGCCCCGGGGTCGGTCAGGAGCGCCTGCATCAGCCAACCCTTCGCAGTGAGCGCCGGCCGGCATAGACCCGGGTGGCGCGCGGCGCGCTCGCCGGCTCCAACCCCACCATGCGCTTGCCCTCGCCGAGGCCGAGCACGCCGTATTCCAGCGCATTGCAGGGATGGCTGTAGCGGTTTTTGGTCGGCTTGACCTCGCCATCCTCCTTTTCGAGGCAGTATTTGCCGGCGAGGCCAACGATCAGCGTGCGGCACCAGGGTGAGATCACCAGCCGTGGATAGCCGGCCGGATTGTCGTTGAGGATGTGGCTCAAGGCCTCGACGCGCGGGCCGATGCGGTTCTGTTTCACCGGCGCCTCGGCCACCGGGATGCCGCACCCGGCCCACACGTCATAGCTCGACTGGTCGCTGGCCTGGCCACGGTCATTGCCTTTGGGGTCGCCGACGGCGCGCCAAGTGCAGCCCTCATAGTGCTGCTCGAGGAAGCGCTTGACCCGCGGGGCAAACGTCTCTGCCGGCACGTTCGCGCCCAGCAGCTCATACTGGACATAGACCCGCCCGGCGATCTCCTGCATGAACAGCGCCGCCGGCCATCGCCCGGGATCCACCGCGATCAGCACCTCGGCGCCCTTGACCGGCCGCAGCACCTCGCGCGCGACGTGGAACTCGCGCCGGAACATCGGGTAGACCGGATCGCCCGGAGCGTCGAACGTCACCTTGTTGCCCAGGCGGCTGTCGATCCAGGATCTTTTCTTGCCCCGCAGCTGCCGCTGGTAATAGTCGTCGGGCAGGTTCTTGAGGTTTTCGGCCTCCGGATTGAGCTCATA